AGATCTGGATTTTGTAGAACCGCACCTGCACGAGACAGTTCGCGGAAATCATCACTGGTCAAATCAAATTCAACCACTGCATCAATCTTCTTGATACTCTTAGTTGGATAAGACAGCAGCTTGGGGTCTGAATAGAAGTACTTAACCTTGGAACCACTTGCTCCGGTAATGGTCATGTACTTGTCGTCAAAGATAAACTCTGGATCTTGGAACAGGGAAATCACACCCAGCAGCTTGTTGAGATCCCAGATACCAAATTCAGTATCAAACGACTCCTCAACCTCAACTTCCGCCATGATATTCTTGGTGGGAGACATGGTTGTGATCTTTGATCCTGCCTTTACATATAGATTAGAGTTAATACCACTAAAATTCTTAAGAATGTTCAGGGTGTCCTTAGAAATTGTTGTTGTCGCTTTTGTCATAATATAAAATTCCTTTATCGTTCAAATCGTTCAAAATTTTCAAAGTCACCATCATCGGATGAGTGACCGTGTTTTAAATCGTTCAGCCATTGTTGTTGATCTGGCTTGCGTGGACGCTTCTTTCGCTTTTGCTTTCGTTCTTTTTGTTCACGCTTCCAACGTTCGTATTCGGATTCAGGTTCAGGAGTATACATCAAAATTCCTCTAGATGCGGCATAAGAGTCTTAAGTTTATGGTCCATAAAATATTGAAGCAGTTTTTCTCTGCCCTTTCCTTGTTGTGATTGATACTTTTCTAGGATCTTGTCTTGAAGATCTTGTGGAATGTTATTCATGTCAATAAGAGTACTGTTCCTGATGTATTTAGGATCCTCAAAAAATGAAGAGTTCTCAGAATCCTTCTTTAATTGATCAATTCGCTTCTGTGTCATTCGGACCTGTCGCTTACCGTCCGTAACAAAAGTATCATCGTCACTAAGCATATTAGGCACACCATCACTTGAATCACCTCCAATAATATGTTCAAAAAGAACCCCACGAGGATCTTCACACTTTAAAAATTCCTTGGTGGTTGGACTGTACTGCTGTACGTTTGGAAAAATTTGTAGTTGCTGAAAGTCCTTATCATTAGAAATGATAAGGATATTTTCAGACTGGCAGTACGTCTTGGTTAGCACGTAAATAATATCGTCTGCTTCTGCTCCCTGTAGACGAATACTGGGATACGGAAACACTTCTGCTACTTCGTTACGAATCTTGTCCAGCACGGCAAAAGCAGCCTTCCATTCATCCTTCTTGGCTTCCTGTTGCTTACGGCGATTTTGCTTGTAGTACGGAAAGTACTTGCGTCGCCAGTAGTCAGTACCGTCACTGCAAATAACTAGTTCTCCGTACTTACGGAAATCGGTTCGGTACTTGCGGTACGTGTTTAATACGGTGTGACGAATATAATCCTCGTTAAGAGGTTCGCCATCCTTGGAAGCCTGAAAAATATTGGCCAAGATAATTTGATTGTTGTCAATAAGTAACATGTTATTAGTATATCACACCTTTTTCAAAAGTCAAAACATTATCAGTCATTTAGGATATCTTTGAAATTTTCCAAAGCAGTGATAATTGTTTTAATTTTTCTCTTACCAAGGAACGAAAACGCTTCCTTTAAATCCGGATCTCCCTTATACGCCTGCTTGAGTTCCTTGATATACGGATCCAAATTCTTTGCCAGCTTCTTAAAATGTACGTGCTTGATGCCTTGTAGAACCAGCCAGTCAGCATGATCCACATTCTTAAGTTCATCAGATTCAGCAAGTTCAAACAGTTCATCAATTCTGCTTTCCAAAACAGACATGTATTCCTTTGTCTTGTTTTGAATACGTTCTTGAACATTGACCTTTTCTTTATCAGTATTATCTACTTCTGGTCTGGTCTGGCCCAGCATGATAATATCTTTAATCTTGGATCGTACCATTTCAATAGTACGAGGATCCAACTTGGCCCCCAGAGTCATAATACGACAACGACTGCCAATCTGAATAAACTCCAAAGCGTTGATATTACATGCCATAGCATACTTGATATCTTTCTTGGAGTATTCATTCTTCATCATCCAGTCAATTGTCCAAGGCTTGCACAGCGTATCCTCACATGAATAACTATACCAGTTAAGAGCCTTCAATACTCGGGAATCATGTTCTTCCGGAGTTAGTTTATCTGCATCTTTCCATGTGGGTTCGTCGCCCATAATCAAGGAATCAACAGAATCACCACGACCAATACGACGAGTTTTCTTCTTTTTCTTTTTCATACAATACGACTAAAGTTCTTTTTCTTATCGAATTGAACCACGTTATTAAATCTATCTAGCAGTTGGTCCGTTTTATGGCTGATCACATAAACGTTTGCTTTGGACCCAAAACTAGATAGAAGCTTCATCAGCTCATCCACTCCACCACTGTCTAAACTGGAATCAAATACTTCATCCAGAATAAGCAGATTAGTATTGACACTGTTCTTCAACTTTGCGATCTCTCGCCATGTCAGAAGCAGTGCCAGATCAATTCTCATTTTTTCGCCTTCGCTAAACGACTCGTAACAGAACTCATCACGATGGCGACTCTTAATGACTTCGTTAAACTCCTCATCCAAATGAAAGTTTGCGTAAAAGTCCATACTGTTTAAATACTTGTTCACGTACTTGTTAATTAATGGAATATAGTATTTTACAATCTTTGCTTTAATACCACTGTCCTTGAACAGAAATACCAGTTTATCATAAGAACGAAGGGTGTCAAGAGCTTTCTGTTTCTTTTTTAGTAATTCGCTTTGTTTGGTTAAAAGTTCAGACAGTTTATCTTGATTTTCTTGAATTTTAGATTGAGTATCAGCAGTTTCCACAACAGCCAACATCTCTTCATCCAATCTTTGATTTAATTTAATCAAAGACTCTACAGTTTGTTCTTTGGAAGACGACTTGATAATTAAATCATTTAATTTATTCTGAACACTTATCATCTTGTTCAGATTGTTTTTGGACATGTTGATTGCTTCTTTTATCCGGTTCAGGCTATTCTTGTGTTCTTCAACCTTTTCTGTCTTCTCAGCAATCACATGTTCTTTGTGTTCTTTGCTAATGGTCTGCTTACAGGTTGGGCAGCTTTGACTCTTTTCAAAGAACTTGATGTCTTCTTGTGCGCCTTCAAGAGTACTTTCCAATTTGAACAACACAATTTGCTGTTTCTTGAGTTCAGCATTTATTTGATCTCCTGGTTCTAATTCGGTTTCCAGGATCTTCATTGCGCTTTGAAGTTGTTTAATTTCTTTTGAAATACTCTTTATGGTTTCTGTATTTTCTTCCAGTGTACGTTTACGGTCTGAAACTCGATCTGTTGTATTCTTTTGATAAGACTCCAAAATTTCTTTGGTGGCAGACACCTTTTCATTTACAAGAACTAGTTCAGACTCAATAGCCTGCATCACTCCTTTGGCAGTACCAATCTTGGTCTTTAGTACACCATTCATTTCAGAAAAGATACCAATATCCAAAATGTTCTCAATTACTTGACGGCGATCAGCAGGAGTTAACTGCATAAATGGAATGAATGAAGACGAACCAAGAACCACAACTTGAGAGAAAGTTTTATGGTTCATACTCACAATCTGTTCTTCCAAAATGTTTTGATAATCTTTACTCTTGGCGTCTTCGTTTAAAAGCTGACCGTCTTTGAATATCTTAAACATCTTTGGAGCAAGACCACGAACAATCTTGTATTCTGTCTTTCCAACAGTGAATTCCAATTCAACAACACAATTTTTTTTATTGATGCTATTGACCAGTTGTGGAATGTTCATGTTTCGGAATGGCTTTCCAAACAGCGCAAAAGAAATAGAATCAAGAAACGCAAACGATTTACCATTACCGTTTGAACCACACACCAGAGTGGTTGCGTTCTTGCCCAATTCAATTTCAGTAAATGTATTACCGAAAGAACCAAAATTCTTAAAACGAACAGTCTTAAAATTAATCAATCTAGACTCTCCATATAAAGTTCACGAACAATATTTTTTAGTTCTTCTTTGTTTTCTGTTTCCATACCGTCAATCTCTTTGTTGATTAAGCTTAATGTGTCCTCAGAAATATCCACTTCACCTTCTTCACGGACACGATCGCTTAAATCTTCAATGATACTAACACTGGCAGGTTCTGCTGCGTAAAGACTATCCAAGAATTGATCAAACTTGGTTTCGCTTTTCTTTTCGTACACCAAAACCTTGACGTAAGTTCCCTTGTATCGTGCAGGATCAAATCCCTCAATGAGTGTACCGTTTCTCCACTCCACATTATGAAACATCTTCATGGGGTTTTGGATAAACTGTAATTCTCGGGTTTCTGTGTCTAGCACGTGAAATCCTTTTACTTCATTGGTATCAATACTAGTCATCTGGTATTGAGTGCCCAGATAATGAACATTACCTTTAGAACTCTTGCTATGAAAGTGCCCAGACAGCACCATATCAAATTTTTCTAAGAACTTGTCACTCATGCCTTCATTAAATTTTATACCCGGCATAACTTCATAACCACTTAATTCTAAGTGGCCTGCCAGAATAGTTGCTTTACTGTCCTTGATTGTTTTTAAAAACTGTTCTTTATTTTCTTCATTCAACCAAGGAACCATCAGAATAGTTGCACCATTAAAACACACTTCTGTTGGTTCTTCGTAAAGATGAAAAGAAGAATGACATTCTCCCAGCACTTCTTTAGGAGAATTTAAACGATTGGTATTTTTATAAAATACATCGTGATTACCAAGAATACAGTGTAGTTCTACTCCATTAGTTTCAAACCAGTTAACAAATCGCTTCTTGGTATGATGTAGTGTGTTAAAATTAATAAACTTTCTACGATCAAACAGATCACCAAGATGAAGCACTTTGGTAATACCGTTTTCTTTCAGGTAAGGAAAGAACTGTTCCTCAAAGAACTTTAAAAAGTGATTCAAGAAAAGGGGAGAGTCTCCTCTGGCCCCAAAGTGTGTATCACCAATAACTGCAATTTTCATGATTTATTTTTACTACGCTTCTTGCGCTTCTTTGGTTCGTACTTTTCAATATCTCGTTCAGAAATATTAAAATGTTCGCTTAATGCTTCACGTTCATTGGTTTTCTCGAAATAATTTTCTTTAAACCACTTGTGAAGTGTACCATCGTTTAGCTCTTCTGTCAACTTGAATTTTACATATCCTTGTTTCTTCTCTTTTTCTATACGACGCAAGAAAGCGTAATATATTATTTGAGTAAAATAAGAAAATGGATTTTTTGATTTGCGTGGATTGAAATTGTGAGCGTACATCAAACAATTTTCAATTCCGTCTCCAATCATCTCATCTTTATACGGATAATTGGCAAAATTAGATTTTGAACATAATCGTTCGGCTATCTTTAAGAAGCACTCACCAATGTAATTTGAAATTGGTGGACGCTCATCATCAGTATCTTCTGCTTCTCGTATCTCTTTTTTCCATTTGATCATTTCTGCTAAAAACTGTTTGTTGTCAACATAATGATCATTATTTAATTGTTTTTTTAATTTCTTTTCTATTGTTTTAGCCGTTTTATCTGTTTTTATTTTTAATTTATCTTTTTTAGGTTTTCCACTTGACATGCTATAAATTTCCTGATATAATATTTTGTCTGAGTTAATAAAGAACTATTTACTTATAGTCTTCCGAGTGGGGATCAGCGTTCCAATCTGTCCACTCGTTTCCCAGATCCTTCTTATCTTTTTTATTCCCGGTATACTTGGTAGGATTCATACCCTCACCATTGGTGCTGGTAATTTCATCAATCATATCACCAAGTTCTTTTCGATCAAGTATACCTGAGCGAAGAAGTTCAACGATAACTTCTGGTGAAAAGATCATGTTCATAAACACCATTTTATCATCAAATCTGGGTTTTGCAAGATCTTTTAAGTTGGATTCTTCTTCTGGGATATTGGTTAGATCTTCCATCATTTGTTCCAGTTTACGACGCATATTGTCTAGTGCAATTTCGTCATCTAACTCGTCTTTTACTGGGGGTGGAAGCGGTGGTGGTTTGTTTAAATTTACAGCTTTTGGTTTTTTGCTGTACTTGTCTTCTTTAAATTTTTCTGCTTCATATAAACTGGTAACTTCTGGAGTTGGTTCTAGTATGGTATTAACTGAGTCTAAAGAAATGTTAGTTTTAACTTCTGAAGAAAGAATCAACCAATTCTTGAGCATAAAGATTTCTCGCATGCCTCCAAACAAGTCTGGAGAAACCATAGTTTTGAAAACCATGGGTCGGTGAAGACGAAGTTTACCGTCTTTAGTTTTACGAACGTCTGCAATAATGTCTTCACCCGATTTCATTTTGAGTATCTTGTATGTTCTTCTCATTGGACTCCTTTGGTAACTGAATAGAAATCAACTTGTACGGAAATCTCTCATTAGTATATATTTTTAGTCTGGCACCAAGATGGTTCATTCCGTGATTAGTGTAGCTCTTGTAACGCAGATCGTCTGCGATATCAAATAATTTCATTTGTTGTTTGGTATCACTTCTTCGCAATCCACGACCAATTGATTGTAAAACACGAATTATGGATTTAGATGGAGAAGCAAAAACCACATTGTGAATATTTTTAATATTTATACCAGTACTGCAAGTTCCATAAGAAGCTAACAGTATGGAATCTGATCCTTTATCTACTGCTTTACGAATTTGTTCGCGTTCGTCTACTTCAGTCTGACCGTGAATAAAATAAACCGGTTTTGTGGAATCTTTTTGTAGTATTTCGTGTAACGGTTTTCCTTGTAGTTCCACAAAATTAAAAAGAACTAAAGTGTTACCTGTCAGTTTACTGCATAAATTTTTAATAAACTGATTGCGTCTAGAATTACTTACAACCCAACGTATCTCGTCCACGTATGTCATCTTCTTGGTTGTTTGAATGTCTTCTGGAGAGTACTGAAGTTGTAAACAATCAATATTAATTTGTGAAAGTAAGTCTTGATCGATTAATTTTTTGGTTGTGGTTGTGTGGTATGTTGGTCCAAACAATCCCTCAATAACCAGTTTGTGGGTTTGTGTGCCGTCCAAAGTACCGGTTGTGCCTATACGGTATTTGGTTTTTTTAGCCTTACTCATAATAGACGCAAGAGATTTGGCTTTGAATAAATGACACTCATCTCCGAACACTCCCATAAAATCGTCAAAGTAAGTAAACGGCTGATTGTAGATACTTTGCCAAGTAGAAATAATTATCCGTTTGGTGGAAGTTTTATCTTTTCCAGACATTACTGTATGAATGTTTCGATCTGCCTTCCACGAGTCTTGTTTGGAATAATCTCGGAAATCTGCCAACATCTGAGCAACCAGACTGGTGGTTGGAACAATTATCAACAACTTACCTGTCGGGTTCTTATCCAACATCCAACGGCACAGCAGATAGATCATCATAGACTTACCAGAGCCTGTAGGAGACACTAGGAGGGCCCTGGATCGATTCAGAGCGTGTTGAACGGCCTCTACCTGGTAATCGTAAGGTTGGATGGGTTTACCGCCTGCGCTGAGTGGCAAACTTTGAATGAATTGCTTGACTTCCTCTGGCTTGGGAGTATCGTATGGAACTGGAACATGCTCCCAAGTATACCCACGATCTTTGGCAAACTTGATTACAAGGTCTATCAGACCTGCGTAAATGGTCTGGGTGTACAAATTAAAAAGACGAATTTTTCCATCCCAAAGACGTTTTTTGAAAGCTGGGGTGTATTGAAAATTAGGAACAGTAAACGTAAAATAACCGTTTAGTTCTCTGGCTAAAGAACGATCACACTCGATCTTTAAATCGACAGCATCAGGTTGTGTGATACGTATGTCTGCCAATTAAACTCCTTGAGTAAATTTCAACCAGTCAATCATGGCTCGGATTTGCCATTGACGATTTTGTATAATTTTAATTACACTTTCTAAATAGTTAACTTTTTCTTCTTGAAAGTTAACTTTCTCAGAAGCCTTAATATAGTCTGCATCCGATTCAATCATATCATCGGCTTCAGTTTTTAAAATGTTTAATTCAAACGGTTCCCAACCAAACTGGGTCAATTCTTCTTGACTCATTCGGCCAGTATAGTAAAGCCATTTGTTTTTGCGAAGAACAGACAACTCGCTATTCATTCGTTTTAGTTTTAGCTTTTCATCCATAAACATAACCAAATATTTGTTGTGTAGTTGAGGAGTTCTGGAAGACTCTGCATCCAGAGCAGTTTGATCAATATCCAAATCTTTTTTAATCATTACTTTTAATTCATCTAGGTTCATAATATTATTATACACTATAATTAAGGAGATTCAAGTCGTTCTATAGTATATCCTGTGTGTGCAAACTTAACTGTAGCAATAGCTTCTGTCGAAGATGGAGCATTTACTGCAAAATTTATTCCACTTACATACTGAGGAAATACGTGTTTAAAATGAACTTTTAATTTTGGTTTATAAGAACTATTTGTTATTAAAAGAGTGGCATCTGATGTTTTTTGATTATATGGTAAAGTGGTTTTATCATCTGTATAATTTCCGGTTGTTCGAATCCATGTATGCAATTCCAACCAATTAGTTAAATTTTCATCTACACGAAATGAAAGTTCTAATTCTTCAAACCGAAAAGCTCCAGTTGGTATTTTAACTGGATGCCCTAGTATTGTGGGTTGATCTGCAGTACCAAATCCAATTCCTGGCAAATTTACATTTTGACAAAAATAAACCATATTAGGAACTCGATCCAATATAAATTGAAAATAATTTACTAATAAAGGATTATGAGAAGGTGTTGCCATGATATTATTTATGTAAACGAAAAGGGCTCCCTTTTTAGGGGGAGCCCTTAGCGTTAGTTTTAGTTAAGGTTTAGATCATAGACCGAAACCAGTGTTACCGTGGAGGTTATTGACAGCAAAGATACGGTAGTATTGGTTACCACCGAGGGTGTTGATGTCAGTGTTCTCAGCGAATGGGTTGGCTACCATGCCGTAACGAGTCTTGAAGCCGATCTTTGGTTGGAAAGTGCTTTGATCGACTGCACGTACCATTTGTAGCGGAACGTATGGGCAGTAGAACACACCAGCGTCGTATGGGCTTGCACCACGATAGCCGACTAGGCAGAAGTTTGCACCTAGAGCAGCGTATGGATCGATATAAACCTTGAACTTGCCGTTTAGAACGCCAGCAAAAGTGTTGCCGGTGTCATCAACCTCTAGTTGAGATTGTAGGGCAGGGGTGAGGTTTAGGAATCCACCCATGGCGAGAGCTGAAGCTACGTCTGATGAGCAGACGATGAAGTTACCCTTACCACGACGAGTTTCTTTGGCGATTACGTTGGCTTCGCGTTCAATTTGGAACATGAGACCACGGAAACGCTCTGCACTCCAACGACCGTCAGAGTCGGTGTTGAGATCGTAAACGCCACCGGCGCTTAGATCAGTTTGTTGGCAACCAGTCTTGGCAGTGCGATATAGAGTGTACATTAGCTCGCGGTTAATTTCGTTAAGAATTTCGGTGCTAAGAATGTTAGCAAGTTCGCTCTCAGCGTCTAGACCGTGAACAGCTTTTAGATCTTGAGCTAGCTCAGTGGTGTACTCAGCCTTTAGAGCGCGAGTCTTAGCTTCTACAGCTAGACGCTCAATGCTGAATGCCATTTGGTTAAATGGAAGGTTACCAGTATCTGAACCACCTAAGTTTTCACCAGCAGAGGTTAGAAGACCACGGAAGCTGTTGATATCAAAGGTGCTGTCACGGATACCAAAGTTGGTACCTTGTGCGAAACCACCGCTTGTACCACCTGAAACACCGACAGGGTTGATGCCACCGGTAGCAGAGAATGCAGCACCACCAGAAGTGTTACCTGAACCGCCAAACTTAGCAAAAGCTTCTTGGAAGAGAGCTTCCATACCGTTACCAGAAACTGAAGCACCTACTGAACCACGGGTGCCTTGGCTGGTGTAACGACTACGCATAGCAAAGATTAGACCGGTTGGTGCGCTCATAGGTTGAACGCCAGCTAGATCGTAGGCCATTAGGTTTGGCATGCTACGACGAACTAAGCTGATTAGAATTGGGTCGTAACCTGCGATGCCGCTTGAACCAACGCCTACTTGACCGGTGGTTGGATTGCCACCCATCACGTTGGCTGGACCCTCAGTGAGGTATTGTTCACGAAGAGCCTTCTCTTGGTTTTCTAGTAGGATGGCAGTGCACTTTTTCTTGTACGAATCTGAAATTGAAGGAATAGCCTCGTGATCGAGTAGAGGGTTCCATTTTTCTACGAGTGTATCGTAGGGGGTAGTTCCGTTAAAATCCATTGACATGTTTAGTTTCTCCTTGATTTAAGTTTATTTATGTTTTAGTAATTTTTAGTAAGTTTTAGTTTGACGTGACAGAGCAT